TCCTGTTTCTATACCTAAACCAGCATAAGTTACAGGTTGCTGTCCTAAAGTAATAGCATCTGAAACATCTCCTGAAATTCTAGCTCTATATTTATCTATTAAGTTCTGAACTCTATCACTAGCTGAAAATCTAGCTTGTAAATTAGTAGTACCTTGAGCTTCTCTTAAAGCTTGAGCTTGACCCATACCTCCAGTAGAACCTAACATACCTCTAGCTACTAATTGAGCATCTAAAGCTTCTCTTTGTTCTGCCTGCTCAGGTCGAAGTAAAGCCATTTGTTGCTCATAGTACCTGTTCTCTGCTGACAAAGGGTCAGATTCTAAACCTTGTAAGTAATTTCTATTAGCAGTAGCAGAGCTAAGCATAGCATCTTGTTGTGCTTGTAAGTCTTTAGATAAAGTTAGATTTAATTGTCTTCCTTCATTATCAAAAGAAGCTCCTCCTAAAGAGCCTGATACGCTGTAAGGCGAAGACATATCTAAAGCATAACGAGCAGCTTTTTCTTGAGCTTGTCTATTTTGCTCTGCTGCTTTAGAGGCTCCTCTAGATTTTATAGCGCTTCCTATTGCGCTTGCTATTAAAGTCATTGCTGCTGCTGCTGCCATTCTATTCTCCTATGCTGTGCGTTTCCACATATAGACTACTATATATGGTTGTAAGTTATTGTGTGCTCCACCGCCACCTGTACTACTAATGGTAAAACTACCATTGCTTCCACCACCTGAAGCTTTATCAGGGTCCCCGTCTGTACCAAGACCTCTTGTAAGAGCAGGACTTAAACTGTGGTTGTGTGAAGGCATTTCTGCTATTGATAATGTATGTGTTTCAGCACCACCTTGAGCATTAAGTGTATCAAATGTACCACTTCCTGCTTTACCTACTGGAACCCTGCCTTCTGCGTAAGCTGCCCAAGTACCAAATCCAAGAAGTGTTGCTGGGTTTGTGCTAACTGCCGCGTTTGTGTATATAGAACCAACTGGATATAAAGCAGCCTTAACTGCTGTTAGTGCTGCGGTAACAAAAGCTGTAGTTGCTACTTGTGTTGTATTAGTTCCTGCATTTGCTGTAGTAGCATTAAAAGATTCTGTAGCATCTCCATTAAGGTCTGCTTTAGAATTAATAGCTGTTCTTGCAGCAGTAAATTCAGAATTAAAGTCCGCGCCGGATATTACTTTTGCTGCATTTGAATCAGATAGCGCGTCTTTACCTGCCCAATCAACTGCTATAATATAATCACTCATCGTATTTTCCCTTGTAAAGATGTAATTGACAAATCTTGAATAGAAGCATCATAACCATTAGATATAATATTCAAGTTTATTTTTAATGTTTTAGCTCTACCTGTTAAAGGTATTCTATATTCTTGTAATCCATGGATAGGAGCATACTTTGCAGTAGCGTACAAGGAGGAAGAATTACCCCATAAAAAATTAGTTCCTGTAGTACCAGGAGCTAAGCTTACCTCAGTACTATTAGAAGAAGATAAACTATAATCTTTATACCAACTAATACCTAAAGTAGCTCCTGAACCTCCTTCTACTACTAGTCTTAACTTTTTTAATATAGCTGAAATTATAGTATCTCCCATAGGTATCCATATAGAAGACACATTAGCAGTAATAGGGGCATTAGTATAGCTGGCTGCGTTATTAACCCACGCCAAATCTGTATCATAATATCCTTCATATCCTGCTATTCCTCCATCTTTTTGCCCTACTAATAAACCAGAATATAATTCTGTCTGAATCATACTAGAAGGTTCTCTATCGCTATTAAAAGTCCAAGTTGTTATTCTAGGTGCTTTATTAGGAGTATATTGTTTAAAATCAAAAACATAAGTAATGTTAAGACTTGTAAAAGTAAGAATATAAACACCTTCGTCTTCTAAATAAACAGATTTAACATCAGTACTTTGTCCTATGTTTCTTATTAAAGTATCTTTTATATTAACACTATAATCAGTTAAGGGTACTTTATCTTTTTCTGTAGTACGCAAAAGAGAGCGCAATCCTGTGGCGGAAAGAAAGACTAAGTCATCTCCTACTGCTTGTACTGAATCTCTATTAACTAAACCTACACCACCAATAAGTTCATTTAAAGACATGTTAGTAGCATCATCAGGGTTATCGTATATAGCTATATGATTCTTACCAAAGACAACTAATTGTCCAAAGAAAGGAGCAATAGCTATAATTTCATCGTTACCCCATACACTTTTTAAATCAATAAATCCTGCGCTTCCACCTGTCCAGTCATCACCATCTAATAAATTAGAATAATACAAAACATCAGGAGCTTCTGAAACTCCACCCACCCAAACCCTACCATAAACACCTGCTCCGCAACTAGGGTCGAATAATGAAGTTATAGACGCAGGGTCAGTTGCATGAACTGTCCATTTGGAACCAGAGCCTAAACTACCATCATATCTTTGTGGTACTACTCCTGTATGTAAACAATGTAACCTTCTATTAAAATTAATAAATTGCCAATTACCTGTACTATTAGCAACAGTATGTTTAACATCAGCACCGCTGCTAGGAAACGCAGCATTAGGTGAAGTAAAATCTATAGTATATATACTTGTACCATAGCTAGCAAATATCTTATGTGTATTCCCATCTTTATGCTCTACCATAGAGCCTATAGCTGTACCAGTAGGTACTGTTTTTTGTTTAAACCCTTTTCTAAAAGATATTCTTCCTGACTCTCTAAGCATTACATTATCAGCAGTAGTAAGAAAGGAAGCGTCTAAAACAGAAGGATTATATTGTGTATTTAATCCATTAACACCTAAGTTAGTTAGAGCTTGATATGTTAGCTGTTTAGCCATTAATGAATATTCCCCATAAACCAATCAGATTCAAATTGAGTATTACCACTATCCATCATAATAGCTTGTGAAATAGCAGAAGCAGCTTCTTGTGCTGCTATAGATGATTGCGTACCTCCATCTTCTCCTCTTTCAGATAAAGCTCTAGCATAAGCTCCTAGTATTAAAGGTTTTGTAGGTATTTTAACAACAGTAGCAGCATTAGTAAGTACATCTTGGTACTTAACTATGTCAAAAGAAATAGTTTCTGCTTTACTAGGAGTAGGTGATAAATCTACTTTAAGATTATTAGAACTATCTGCTCCGTTAAAACCATAATAATGAGGCTCACCTGTAGAAGCTGTAGGATATCTTTCTCTATTAAGGTAGGCTCTACTTACTTGTAGCAGTTCATTACCTGTAGCATTATTAACTACATCTATTATTTTAAATTCTTGCCCAGAGTTTAAATTATAATTTTTAGTATCTGCTACTGTAGTTATATTAACAGTTTCTCTAAGTATTTGCCAATCATGATAAGACTCTATACTTCTTTTAGCATCATTAACTAAAGCTCCTATGACTTTGTTATAGTCAGATACAGTAGAACTATCATTAATAGCACCGCTCCAGTCAGAAACAATAGGTGTTTCTCTTAGCCTTATTAATACCTCGTTCATTACTTCTCTATATGTCATCTACTTCCCCTTAGCTAATTGCGCACCAAAGTAAAACTCTATTATCATTGTTGCCCATTGGAATACTTCATCAAACTTTAATACAGCACCTGCTTGTACAGTTACATAATCTATTGTATCAGGCGTTAGCTGTATACCTAGTAAACTAGCTCCTTCAATTACAGTAGGTATTACTGTAGGTACATTAAAAAACACAGGAGCTATCTGTGTAAAGATTATTAAAGCTAGTATAACTAGGATAATAATTCTTCTATTCATAGCAGCCATTGGACTTTCTTTGTCTGCTTTATCTCTAGCCATATTAATAGAATCATTACGCACTTGTAGTGATTGTATCATTAGCTTCTGTTGTTCTTGTGCTGCTTGGCTCTTTAAAGCAAACAACTTAGCAACAAAGCCTAAAGCTATCGGTGCTACATTAGTTAAAAATCCTATCATGCTACTAACCTCAATAAATTAAACATACCTACTTCAGAAGCTAAAAAATAAGCAAATCCTCCATAAATAAAATATCTGATTTGATTAAGCATATTAAATATCTTTTGTATTTTATCGTTAGTATCATCAATCTTACTAAAAAGCTTAGCTATCTGTGAAGAATGTTTATCTAACTGTAACTGTACTCTTTTGTCATCCATTATTTTCTATGCCTTTTTGTTTTGCTTGCAATTCTTTTAGGCTGCTTTGAAAACTGTTTTCCTTTTTTAGTATCTGCTCTTTTTTTTCTTGTAGTAGCAGCATACTCTTTAGAGCTTAAAGATTTAATAGCTTTAGCAGGTAAATATCTTTCACCTGTTTTAGCAGAAGGCTTGCCACTTTTAGTTCCCCATTTTTGTTTAGTCCACTTTTTTAAAGACTTTTGGGATTTTTTAAGTGGCATTATTTATAACCTCCACCTGCTGATTTATATCTTTTAGCTAACAACTGAGCTTTTCTAGCAGACCATTGACCAGCTTTACCACCTTTTGTTCCAGCCTTAATCCTGTTAAACATATTCTTTCTCATAGTAGGCTTAGTATAGTTACCTGCTTTATTTACTGTGCTTTTCTTTTTAGTAGGCATAACTTACCATTTAGATTTATTTGCCCAGTAAGCAGCACTCATTGGACCTTTAGCTATATTCTTGGCGTGTCTTGCTTTAAAAGACTTACGCCTAGCTTTTTGTGCTGCTGTAGTAGGATTTTTACCAGCTCCAGATACTCCTTGTTGTCCGTATCTAATTGTCTTTACTTTACCACCTGACTTAGCTACTACTACATGACTCTTAGTTTTATGATTAGGGGTACGCTTAGGTTTGTTAAACCCAGATACACCTGCTCTAGCTAGCCTTGGGTCTTTCTTAGCTGGCATTACTTCTTACCTTTCTTAGCTGCTTTTTTCTTAGCTGTTTTTTTCATAGGTGGTCTACCTCTTTTGCTTCCGTATGTTCCCGGTCCGTATGGCATATTATTCTCCTAGTTTGCTAGTGGGTTATCTAACGCTCTTTGTAACTTAGCGTTTACTCTTTCTTCTACTTCTTTTATTTTTCTATCTGTATCTGAATACAAAGCATCTCTTCTCGCATCAAATCTTTCTTCTGCTGCATCAATAGTTTCATCTATTTCATCTTGAGAGGAATTAACTTTATCTTCAAGTCTTTCCATAAGTGACTCTTGTCTAGCTAAGTCATCTTTTAAATCATTCTTAATTGACCTAGTATAGTCTTTAGCTATTTCAACTGAGTCACTTAAACCTATTAAAGTTTCTTCTATAACTGCTAGTTCCTGTTCTATACCTGTTAAGTCAGGAGCAGTATAAGAAGCTATCTTAGCTTCCATATCTAGGTATCTTTGATATATCTCAAAGCCACCCCATAGAACACCTACAATTGTACCTAAAAGAGGCAATATAAGCAATGCTTTACTACCTCCTACTTTAACTCCTGCGTACTCTATTTCTGCCATTGTAAGTCCATTAGCTTTTTATGTAGTATTTCATTAGCAAGTCCGTTCCTTAAACCTCTTTTGTTATCTGGTATATCTTTGTCAAGATATATACCCCTATCTTCGTAAAAAACACCATCAACTAAAGAGTAACTGTAGTTGCTAAACCCTGCGTTGTAGTTAAGTAATGCTAAGACAAGGCTTTGTAGCTTCTGTTGCTCTTCTAAAGATACTGCTTTACCCATCTCAGTAGCTAAATTCTTTAGTTTATTGCTTATAATCTCTCTCATCTTCTTTTTCTTGCTATTTTCTTTCTTTTTTTCTACAAGTACAGGCTTTTCTACTACTGCTACCTCTACTATTTCTTCTTGTTGAGGCTCTTCTGTTGCTTGTTCTTCTTGTACGGGTTCTTCTTCTTGCTCTTGCTCATCGAGTTCTTCCTCTTCTGGCTCTAAAAACTCTTCTAATTCAGCTTCTATTTCTTCTATTAGCTCCTCTTGAGCTATTTCTTCAAACAAATCTTCCATTTCAGGTAGTGCTTCTTCTATTGTAGCAGCAGTAAGTGTGTAATCTTCTAAAGGTTCTATGTTTATTACTTCAAATACTGGAGGTTCTTCTATTACAAATACTTGTTCTACTAGTTCTTCTTCCCAAACCTCTACTTCTTCTTCTACATACTCCTCTATGTAAGCATCACTAAAGCCATCACATCCGTAATCATACAAAGGGTCAAGCTCACATTGTTGATTGTACACATTATCAGCATAAACTTCTGGATAGTATAAACAACTGATGTGACTGTCTGGTACTACATTGCATATACTTTCTCCGCTTGCTATTTCTACTGGGTCTGCTTGTTGACTATCCCAATATATTGCTCCATTCTGATTAGGTGCATTATAGAACCATTGTTCATATTCACCTGCACTTAAATCTCCAACTACACCTACTGTTACTCCATGATTCTTTATGTGTACTTGTTCATAGTTTACTTCTATGTTACCCATTGGGTATATTGTCAGGTCAAATGTATTACTTGTGTTTCTATCGTAATACTCTGACAAGTCTTTCCACATATACTTCTGGTATGTTTCATCACCTTGTGTATAAAATCTACCTATACCTGTGTCTATTAAATCAGTATGCCAAGGCATAATGGTGTAATGAAATCTTACACCTGTTGCTCCGCTACTAAAATCTTGTCCAGAACAACACAACCCATCATGTATATAGCCAGTACCGGGTACATCAAGAGGGTCAAGAAACCCCACAACACCGTTACTAAACATAAAGCTAGTGACATAACTATTTCCATAAAAAGGAAAAGTAAAGTCAAGAGGTATTTCCACCCAACCATCATCTGCTATCTGATGCTCAATTATCTCTGGGTCAGATAACGAGGATAGCGAGAAGCAACACACCCATAATGCCACCAACCAATTTCTCAAGGAACACTCCTCTATTCATATTAGAAGCAGGTGCTTTCTTAGGAATCTTTTTAGGATTTAACCTCCATTCTGCTGTAGCTTCTTGTCCTATTAACCCTTCACCTGTTACAGGATTATTTATCGGACAGGGAGTTCCTGCAAATTTCATTGCGTCAAACACCGACCTCGTTTGGCACATTAAAGCAACTGCTGCTACTTTCATACCCATATCATAAAGTACCTTTGCATTCTTTAATCTCATACAGTTTTCATCTGAGTAAGCCTGTCCTGTGCTGATACCTAGTATCTGTGTCTGTACTGCTCCACTAACACCTACCATACATAAGTCACTATTACTTGCGTTAATGCTAGGACTAATTGCACTAGGTGGGTTAGTTCTAACTGTACTTTTACTGTCTGTATTTGTTGTTACTGTACTTGTACTGGTACTATTAGTTACTATAGGGTCAGCAGCATTTACATTTATAGGTGTAAACAGCATTAGACAAACTAAAGCTAAACCTATAAAGAAACCTAGTATCTTATGTTTCATTAGTCAGCTACTAAACTCACAAATGCTGGGTCTACTTCATCCGTAGGGTTAGCAGTAAAGTGTGTACACATATCTATCTCTCTAGTGTGTGTAGTTGTAGCTGGTCCATAAGTAACATCACCATTTTCTGCTGTGTTCTTAACTTTTCTAGTTTCTGTGTGAGGTTTGTTCTCATAAGCAATAACACCAGCTAAGTCTGATATGGCATTAATAGCTGTCTTAATTGTTTCGTGTTCACTATACAAAGTAGTAGCATAAGTAGCTATATTACTTGGCACAGCAGTACCACCTTTGGCTGCTCTTGACCAGTACCAATCAATGTCTGCTAATCTACTAGCTACAGCATTTCTTGCTTTTTCTAGCATATTAGCTTTAAGCGTAGCTACATCTCTAGGTGTACTAGCATATGTACCTACTACCTCTGAGCCACTTGTGTCTACAGTAAAAGAACCATTCCAGTAATATCTAGCATCAGGAGTGACTTCTCTGTATGCCTTAATGCCTAGTGAGGTAAGTGTAGCACTATCTCTAAAGATTGCTTTAGGATGTGTCACATCACTAATCACCATAGCTTTAGGTGTTTTAATTATTTGTCCGTTAAAGTACCACATATTCTCTCCTATCGAGCGTTACTATATTTAAAAGGTGTTTCTGCAAATGC